TCAAGGTATCCAAGGTCCTTCAGGTTCCCAAGGCCCTAAAGGTGATCCTGGGTCGCTAACATATTTTCAAGATTTAGTAGTAACGGGGTCAATTTGGGCTAGTGGGTCAAATAGTAATGTTATAGTTCAAAATGAACTATATGCTCCTCGCCATCCTAGAATGTTAGATTTTTATGAAATACCTAATGGAATTTCATCTAGACAATTTATTACAGGATATTCTTATATTTTTCTCCCCAATGTTTCAAGTAGTTTTCAAGCTCCTGCTAGTGGTAAAGTTATTATAAATTTTGGACAAATTATTAATAGATGGGAAGCAATATTAAACTATAACTTAGCTGAGGGTAATTCATATATAATATTAAGCCAAACCGCTAGCCTTTCAGGTACTGCTAGTGTTTTTATCCCCGAAGGAGATATTACATCTCGTCTTAATCCCCCATCAGGTGGATTTTTTATTACCAGTTATAGAAATTTTGGTTTTGCTCATGTTAATGTTGGTAATCCCTCTAAATTAATTAAAGGATTAACTAGTGGTAGTAATTATACTTTTTATTACTATGTGGCAAACTCAGACGGTATTACTTTTGAAACACCAAATGATAAATTAAGCGTTTCTCTACTAGATTACATTCAAGTAACTGAAGTTCAATAAGATGGCTCCTATAATCCAAATATCAACAGCGGGGCCTCAAGGCCCAACAGGTCCTCAAGGCCCTAAAGGAGACCCAGGAGCAATCACTAGTTCTGTAGATGTATCAATTACAGGTAGTTTAGGATCTAGTGGAAGTATTACTTTTATAGGTCAAGGAAATTCCAAAATATTAACAACATCCCATCCTATAGGACATTATGTTATTGAAAATCTATACCCAATAACAGGTTCAGGTTTAGCTATCAGTTCCTCTAATTTATCTCCCCACAACTATAATTTTTTAAAGATAGGAGAAATTGAATTAATTGATGCCTATATTAATACAACACACAGTTTTATAATCAATAATTCTAAAGAATTTATTGTTAACTCAGGAGAAACTAGTAATGATGTAGCAGGATTAGGTACTTTATTTAAACACTTGGGTGATTCTTTTGATGTTTATATAAAGGACAATTCTAAATTAAGAATTACAAATAATTCAACTACTATATACAATAACTTAATCCTAAATTCAGGAGTCACAGGTAGTTTATTAGGTACTTCTTCATATTCTTTATTAGCTAACACTGCTAGTCAAGCTGTTAGTTCATCATACTCAATAACTGCTTCTTATGCTTTAAATTCTAATCCTTTCCCATATATTGAAAATGCTGTTATAACTGGTTCTTTAACAGTTACTGGAGATGTGAAGTTTCCTTCTTTAACTTCTACTCCTAAAAACCATGTTGTTACATATGACACATCAACTGGTCAGTTATTTATAACAGCTTCAACAGCCTTTGGAGGAGGAGGTGGGGGTGGAGGTTCAACTCCTGGGGGAGTTTTTCAAACTATTCAATACAATGATTCTGGAGTACTTGGAGGGAATAGTATGTTTACATTTTACCCCCTATCCAGTACTGTTATATTAACTGGGTCATTAATCTCAACTACTTTAAGAACTAATACAGCTGTTATATCTGGTTCTTTAACCTTAACAGGATCAGTTAATAGTTTAAATGGGTTTACTGGTTCTTTATTAGGTAGTTCTTCTTACGCTCAACAAAGTTTAAGTTCATCATTTGCTATAAACTCTAATCAAGCTATTAGTTCTTCATTTGCTATAAGTTCATCTTATGCTTCAAGTTCATTAGTAGCGGTTAATGCTTCTTATTCAACAACTGCTCTTTTAGCCTTTAATGCTATCAGTGCTTCACATACTGTTAGTTCTTCTTATACTTTAAGTGCTAGTTATGCTTTAAATACTTCTCAAGCTTCTAGTTCATCATATGCTTTAACAGCCTCATATGCTTTAAATGGAGAAACAACTAATACAGGATCCTTAGTATCTATTAGTTCATTTAATATTTTCACAAGTAGTATTGAAGCTAGTGTTAACACTTTAACTCAAGCAACTAGTTCATATATATTAAACTCACAAACTAGTTCATTTGTTCAAAATTCTCAAACTAGCTCATTTGTAACTAATTCTCAAACTAGTTCAATGAGTGTAGCTACATCTAGTTACGCTGTGACTGCTTCATATGTTTTAATTAATAATACTATTAGTTCTTCTTATGCTCTAAGTTCATCTTTTGCTACTAGTGCTTCTTATGCTTTAAATTCTAACCCTTTCCCATATATTGGGAATGTTATTATAACCGGTTCTTTAACAACTACTGGGGATGTAAAGCTTCTTTCTTTAGCTTCTACACCTAAAAACCATGTTGTTACATATGACACATCAACTGGTCAGTTATTTATAACAGCTTCAACAGCCTTTGGAGGAGGAGGAATTACAACAAGTTCAACACCAGGAGGCAATTCAAAAACCATTCAATTTAATGATGATGGTTTTTTAGGAGGGGATGATAATTTTACCTATTACCCAATATCAAGTACGGTTATTCTAACAGGATCATTAATAGCGAATACTCTCCAACTAGACTCAGCTCTTATATCAGATTCTTTGACTGTAACAGGATCTATTACTAGTTTAAATGGATTTACTGGTTCTTTATTAGGGACTGCTTCATTAGCAAATAATGCTCTTACATCAGACCAAGCCACTAATGCGATTAATGCTACTAGTGCTACTAGTGCTTCATACGCCTTAAGCTCATCAACAACTATTAGTGCTTCACATGCCTCTACATCAGGTCAATCTATAAGTTCATCTCAAGCTACTAGTGCTTCTTATTCTTTAACAGCTTCTTATGCTTTAAATGCTGCTGGTGGGGGATTTACACCCAGTCTTTTAACTGATTTAGTAGCCAGAAATATTACATCCAGTGCTAATATTACTGCTACAGGATTTGTAAGTGCTTCTTTATATTATGGTGATGGATCAAATTTAACAGGAATAGGTAGTAATCCCTTCCCATATACTGGAGATGCCTTAATAACTGGTAGTTTATCAATCACAGGTAGTTTAACAGCTAATAATATAAATGCTGATGAATTAAATTTAACTAGTACAGGTACTCCTGTTTTTATAGGTGATACAAATTTAATTTTAAGTGCCAGTAATGCAGTTGTTATTCAAAGTCCTGTTTTAAGATTGGTTCCAACTACTACTTCTTCAGCTGAATCTATAGCCCAAAATGGTGATATAGTATATGATAGTAATCAAAATAAATTTTTTGGTAGGGCTAATGGAGTTTGGGTTGCTTTTCATTAAAATTATATTAAAAATTTGTTAAAAAATGTCTGAAGACTTAAGAACTTATGCTTTAATCTCTAAAGAAGGAGTTGATATAGCAGATTTAAATTATTATATTGAAAAAGACACCTCAGGTGAAAATGCCACTATTAGAGAATACTACCCAGATAGAAAAATTAAAGCTACTGAAAAGTGGGGTAATAATAGAATGACTTTTTATGATCTAACAGAAGATGAAGTTAGACAATTAAAACTCAACCCAGATGTTTATGATGTTGATTATCTTATAAAAGAATAGTCACTTGGTGATAATGAAGATTACACTACAGTTAACACTGAAAGTAATCCCTATATTTTAGAACCCTTACCCATCCAAGAAAGTATATTTTCAGCTAATTTAAATGATGATGTGATCTCCTATTTAGCTAATTCTTATACTACTGTAACTTCAGCTAGTTTATTTAGTAAAAAAGGAGCCCCTATTAACTGGGGTTTAAAATTTCATACTGTTTATACAGAAAGTGTAGATTGGGAAGAATTACTACTAATAAATTCTACCTCAGGAACTCCTCTTTATTCAAAAACTGATTATCCTTATACTTTAGATGGCACCGGGGTAGATCTGGTTATCCTGGATTCAGGGGTTAAACCCCACCCAGAATTTTTAGATGATAAAGGTAATTTAAGATTAGTAGAATTTGATTGGTACCAATATATACCTGGGGTAAGTATGCCCACTAACTTTTATACCAGATATGGAGCTAGTACTCCTCAACATGGAACTCATGTAGCTTCTATAGCAGCTGGGAGAACAAATGGATGGGCTAAAAATGCTAGGATATATAGTTTTAAAATTTTTAGAACAGTTGCTGGTCCTCTCACCCCAGGTGGAACTATAGAACATAGTTTAGAAGCTATTAGGCATTTTCATATTTCAAAATCTATAGATCCTAAAACTGGTTTTAGAAGACCTACAATAGTTAATGCTAGTATAGGGATGTCAATTGACGTAGTTAAAACATATCCCCCTTCTTTATTACCAAATCAACCTGATTATTATATAACTCAAATAACTGATATATATTATAAAGGAAATTCTTTAGGTTTAAGTGGAAGTAACAATGTTCCTACTTTAAAACATAATATTAGACATCAATACTCTTCTAGTGTACTTGATCCTCCTGGATATTTTACTTTGATAGTTCCTTATAGCCCTAATTATATTAATGTTTTAATGAAACAGTTAACTGATGCTGGGGTTATCTTTATTAAATCTGCGGGAAATAATCAAAGTATTATATGTAAAGCATATGATGCTAATAATCCTCAATATTATAAAGATATATATAATACTTATATTACATCTAATAAATATGTTTCATTCCAACTACCAAATACACCTATCTACACTAATAGAGCAGATTTTGACAGTCCTGATACTATAGTAGTAGGATCAATGTCTCCATTTTTAACCTTTAAAAATTCTAAAATTACAGATCCTTCTGATCCTGGTTATAACTCATATACTTATGATATCTGGAATGTTAAAGGTACTATACCTTATTATCTACCTGATCAATTTTATCATGGTGATCCACTTTTATGGGATAATACTTCTGGTAAACTTCCAGGAGTTTTAAATTACCCATTTAGAAGAGGAATGGGATCACAATCTCTCTTCCCAGGGTGGGAATACGCCCGAGCATCAGCCTCATTAAGCGTATCCCCATATAGTAATGTAGGTCCTGCTGTTGATATTTTTTCAGCAGGTCATTTTATAGCAGGGGCATGGTTCCAAGATCCTTTTTATAATTCTGGCTCAGCGTATACTAATGTCACAGCTTCGTATATAAATTATAAAAATTATGATCCTAATTATGTACCTACTCATCCTTCATTAAGTTTAGATGAGTATATGTATGTTATTAGTGGAACTTCAATGGCTGCTCCTCAAATAGCTGGTATAGCTTGTCTATACTTTCAACTTAATCCTGGTGCTACAGCTAAACAGTTTAAGCTATTTTTAAGCGCTAGTGCTATAAAAACTCCCCAAATGCAAATCTTCTCAGAAGATCCTGAGAATAAATATGATTACACAGGAAGTATGTTTGAGGATTTACTTAGAAATAGCTATTATACTAAAAGTCAAACTATAGCTTTAAATGGATCCCCTACTTTGGTAGCTCATTGGCCTTACTCAAATCCAAATAAGGCTGAAATTTCTTCAGTAAGGTTAACCAAAATTTGACTTTATTTTTTTTAGATATTTATACCCAAAAACTACTATGGCGAATACTTCTATCTGGCCCGGCTCATCTTCATTTTTTCCTGGGTTAACTCCTTTTGGGTTTTATGATAGTGACTCCCAATTTCAAGTGGATGCTGATAGAGTAGCTACATTTGTAGCTTATAGATTAGGATATCCCCTAGTTGATGTTGAACTTCAAGATATTAATTTTTATACTGCTTTTGAGGAAGCAGTAACTACATATGGTAATGAAGTTTATGCTTACCAAGTAGCACAAAACTATTTATCTTTAGAAGGAGCCTCAACAGGCTCAAATCTAAACAACTCTGTAATTCAACCCAACTTAGGCACTATAATTAGAATTTCAGACCAATATGGAGTTGAAGCAGGAGTTGGTGGAAATGTAACTTGGAGAACAGGTAGTTTAGAGCTACAACAAGGAGTTCAAAAGTATAACTTAAATGAGTGGGCAACTAGTCAAAGTATAGAAGTTGGTAACCTTGAAGTTAAAAGAGTATTTTTTGAGTCGGTTCCTCCTATTGTAAGATATTTTGATCCTTATGCTGGAACCGGAACCGATGTTCAAGGATTACTTCAAGCTTTTGGGTTTGGTTCGTATTCACCGGGCATTAATTTCCTATTAATGCCTATTAATTATGATTTACAAAAAATTCAAGCAATTGAGTTTAATGACCAAATTAGAAAATCTAACTATAGCTTTGAACTTATTAATAATCAATTAAGGATATTCCCTATACCTTTTAGAGATCAAAAATTATTTTTTGAGTATATCTTAAAATCTGACCGCAATAATCCGGTAGTATCTGGCAGTATGGGGCAGGGTAGGGTAACCAATGTATCAAATACTCCATACGCTAATCCAACGTATTCCTACATAAATTCCATTGGTAGACAATGGATATTTGAATACACTTTAGCATTATGTAAGGAAATGTTAGGATATGTTAGAGGTAAATACTCTACCATCCCTATCCCAGATTCCGAAGTAACCTTAAATCACGGAGATTTAATCTCAGCTGCTACAGCTGAGAAAAATGCTTTAATTGAGAGATTAAGACTATACTTAGATGAAACTTCGAGAAGCAAATTGTTAGAAAAACGCGCTCAAGAATCTGAGAATTTGCAAAAGGAGTTAAATAATGTTCCCTTTACTATTTATGTAGGCTAATGGCACTTTTTGGACGACAAAGGGATATTAATTTATTTACAACTATCACTAGAGAGTTGATGGGGGATGTTATTACTCAGCAATGCTCATTTTACAAATATAGATTAGAACAAACCATAGTTAATCTTTATGGTGAAGCCTCAGGCGGTAAATTTTTTGATGGTCCAACTCTATTTAATTGTTTAATTGATAGACAGGACCAACAATTTACAACTAACGATTTTGGAGTCGAATACGCTAGAAGTATTGTATTTAGATTTTTAAGAGAAGACCTTATAGATGCTAATTTAGTTCCGGAAGTAGGGGATGTTATATTGTATAATAACGGATATTATGAAGTAGATTCTACTAACGCCAACCAATATATTTTAGGTAAAGATCCCGATTATCCTAACGAATCTAACCCATTAAATCCGGGATTAAGTCAATTTGGTTCTAATTATTCAATAATTTGTTCAACCTTCTATACTCCTGCTGAAAAATTGGGTATTGAATTATCAAGACTATAATGGCTACTAAAGGAAGAACTCCCACCCCAAAATCTCAATATGAGATATCTGCTGGCTCTCCTCAAAACTTAAATAGAGGGGTAAAAAATTCCTTTAGAGACGATACAACTAAACCTTTTTCTATAGAGTTTAAGGATATAGATGAGTCTTTAATGTATTACTTTCAAAACGTTATTAAACCTTTTGTAATACAAAACGGACAAAGAATAGCAGTCCCTGTTATATATGGTTCTCCTGAAAGGTGGAAATCTATTCAACGTGATGGGTATTATAGAGATAAAGAGGGCAGAATTATGGCTCCTCTAATTACTTTTAAAAGGAATTCTATAACCCCTATTAAGGGCCAATACAATAAATTAGACGCCAACAACCCAGCTAATATAGCTTATTTTCAAAAAAAATACAATAAGCAAAATGCTTATGATAAATTTAATATTTTAAATAATAGAGTTCCTATTAATGAATATTATGCTATTGTAGTTCCCAACTATGTAACAATTAGTTATAGTTGCGTTATAATGACTTACTATATGGAACAACTAAATAAAATAGTTGAATCTGTTACATATGCTTCTGATTCATATTGGGGCAATCCTGAGAGATTTAAGTTTAAAACAACTATTGATTCTATAACCACTATTACAGAATTAACAACAGGGGAAGACAGAGTAGCTAAAGCCACATTTGATATTAGTATGAACGGATACATTATACCTGATATTCCACAGAAAGATTTAAATGTAGATAAAAAAGTATTTAGCACAGGTCAATTTGTAGTAGACACAGAAACCATTGTTAATTTAAATAATGTTGTAAATAACAATCGTCCTCAAAAATACATTGACACTAATAATCCCCAAAATACCGATACTAGTAATTTTTGAAAAAAGCTCTGATATTTATAGAAAACATAAAATATTTATATTATGAGCGAACAAATTCAGTTATCCCAAGAAGAGCTTGATAACATCAAGCAGTTGCAAACTATTCAACAAAACCTAATCTCTAGATTTGGTCAAGTAGAATATCAATTACAGGTGTTAGAAGCTCAAAAAGATAAATTGGTTGAATCCTTAGCTCAACTGCAGGAGGACGAAGCTAATTTAGGAAAGGTTTTGACAGAAAAATACGGAAACGGAACTATTGACATAGATTCAGGATTATTCACAAAAACCTAATATAACAACACTTAAAAAACATGGCAGAACAAATAGTATCACCTGGTGTATTTACAAGAGAAAACGACCAGTCATTTATAACCCAACAGCCGGTACAAGTAGGTGCCGCTATTGTAGGCCCCACAGTGAAGGGGCCTGTTGAGATTCCTACTATAGTTACTTCATATAGTGACTATCAAAATAAGTTTGGAACTACTTTTGTTAGTGGTAACCAAACCTATTCTTACCTAACTTCTATTTCAGCTTACAATTACTTCCAAAACGGAGGTACTACTCTATTAGTTACTAGAGTGGTTAGTGGAGCAGCAGGTTGGACAAATGCTCAAAGCAATAATGTTTTTAATAGTATACCGGGCCCTTTAAATGAAACAGCTAATGCTCTTCTTACTTCAGTAGGAACGTTTACCCTTTCAGGGAGTACAGCTGGGGCTTTTATAGTTTCTGCTTCTAATGTTGATGTAACTGCTTCTGTAACTTTAGATACAACTTCTTCAATTTCAGCTGTTACTATTTTATCCCAAAGTGGAAATTTTGCTATTGGTAATACTATTACCTTTATTTCCCAATCTTTTGGGGCTGGAGCTTCAGGTAATACTAATGTAACTTTTACTTTAAAAGCTGATGATATTACCAATAATGTTCCATTTGTATTAAAAACCATTTCAGAAGGAACCATAACAAACAGCTCAGGATCTGAAAATTCAGCTGGTGTTTTAACCAATGGTTCTATTGATAATGTTAGATGGGAAATTTCACAAGCTGACTCAGGGTCAGGAACATTTACTTTATTAGTTAGAAGAGGTGATGATATTACAAATGAAAAAATTGTTTTAGAAACATACGCTAACGTTTCCTTAGATCCTGAACAAAGTAATTATATAGCTAGAGTTATTGGTGATTCATATCAACAAGTAACTACTAATGGAAATGAGACATATATTGAATCTGTTGGTAATTATCCTAATGCTAGTAGGTATGTTTATGTATCAGCTGTAAATTACCCAACACCTAATTTCTTTGATAGTGCAGGTAATGCTAAACCAGAGTTTACAGCTTCTGTTCCTTTAATAGGTAGTGGAACATTTGAGGGAGCTACAGGTAATTTAAATATAGGTGGTGCTAATTTCTATGATGATGTTAATAGCTCAAATACTCAAGGTTTAACTGCTGGTGATTACACAAAAGTTCTAGGATTATTAGCTAATAAAGAAGAATATTCCTATAAAGTAATCACAACTCCCGGTTTGTATTATGCTGATTATTCTGCTCCTTTAAACACTCTCATAACAACAGTGCAAGAAAGAGGAGATGCTATTGCCGTTATTGATTTGGTAGCTTATGGTGCTACTATAGCATCTACAACTACTCAAGCCAATGCTATTAACTCTAGCTACGCTGCTACATACTGGCCTTGGGTTCAAATCCTAAACCCAGATACAGGTAAGTTTAACTGGGTTCCTGCCTCAACATTAATCCCAGGTGTGTATGCTGCTAATGATGCGGCTTCTGAACCTTGGTTCGCACCTGCTGGTATTAATAGAGGAGGATTAACTCAAGTAATTAGACCTGAAAGGAAACTTCAAAGATCTGATAGAGATACTTTATACGAAAAGAATGTTAACCCCATAGCTAACTTCCCAGCTACAGGTCCAGCAGTATTTGGACAAAAGACTCTACAGAAAAAAGCAAGTGCTCTTGATAGAGTTAATGTTAGAAGATTATTGATTGAACTTAAAGGCTTTATTGGTCAAGTAGCTAATAATTTAGTATTTGAACAAAATACTATTGCTACTAGAAATGCTTTCCTAGCCCAAGTTAATCCATATCTCGAGAGTGTTCAACAAAGACAAGGTGTATATGCCTTTAAAGTTGTAATGGATGATTCAAACAACACTCCTGATGTAATAGATAGAAACCAGTTAGTTGGTCAAATTTTCATTCAACCAACCAGAACTGCTGAGTTTATAGTGCTTGATTTCAATGTATTACCAACAGGAGCTGAGTTTCCAGCCTAATAATTAAAAACTTAAATATATAATATTTATAATAAATTACAACAATGGCAGTACTAGATCCAAACGAAATATTTTTCACACCTTTTGAGCCCAAACAGCAGAACAGATTCATTATGTATATTGAGGGATTTCCTAGCTATTTAATAAAAGCTATGGGAGCTGTTACCCTAACACAAGGTGCTATTGAACTTAATCATATTAATGTTCAAAGATTTGTAAAAGGAAAAACCAAATGGGGTACTATTCAGTTTACTTTATTTGATCCTATCACACCTTCAGGAGCCCAAGCTGTAATGGAATGGGTAAGACTACATCACGAATCCATAACAGGTAGAGATGGTTATTCTGATTTTTATAAAAAAGATTTAACCTTTGATGTTTTAGGTCCTGTAGGTGATATTGTATCTCAATGGATTATTAAAGGAGCTTTAATCACTGATTCAAATTTTGGTGAATATAACTGGGATAATGAGGGTGCTATAAACCTCACTATGACAGTTCAGCCTGATTATTGCGTATTGAACTTCTAATATTAATAACAACTATAGAAAGAGAGCGTGGTTTCCCACGCTCTTTTTTATCCCCATATATTTATAATAAACAAAGTTATTAAAATGAGTGAATTTAAATTCCCAACAGAAATTATAGAGTTACCTTCAAAAGGTTTACTATACCCCGAAAATCATCCTTTAAGAGAAGGAAAAGTAGAAATGAAGTATATGACGGCTCGAGAGGAAGATATCCTTACAAACCAAGCATATATTGAAAAAGGTATTGTTTTAGATAAATTACTTGAATCTTTAATTATAACTAAAGTTAATATTAAGGATTTTATTATTGGAGATAAAAATGCTTTATTAATAGCAGCCAGAATTTTAGGTTATGGTAAAGACTATTCCTTTTCGTATGGGAAGGATCAATACACCATTGATCTATCTGCTTTAGATAATAAACCTTTTGATGAATCCCTTATAACAAAAGGAGAAAATAACTTTTCATATGTTCTACCCGAAAGCAATGTTCCTATTACCTTTAAAATTCTAACAGGACACGACGAAAATAAAATTGATGCCGAAATTAAGGGACTTAAAAAAATCCATAAAGACTATTCCCCTGAATTATCTACAAGATTAAAGTATTTAATTACATCTGTGAATGGGTCATCTGAGTCTAAGGATGTTAGGGATTTTGTAGAAAACCACTTACTAGCTCGTGATTCAAGAGCTTTAAGGAAATATATAAAGGAAATTCAACCTGATGTTAATTTAACATTTTTAGATGATAGCAACGAGGAGATTGCTATCCCAATTAATTTAAACTTTTTTTGGCCTGACGCGTGATGGGATTTCACAAGCTCGATTTGGGTTGTTTAAACAAGTTCATGAGATAGTATTTCACGGAAAAGGTGGATATTCATGGGGTGAAATTTATGATATGTCTATATGGCTTAGGAGATTTACCTTTAATGAAATTCAAAGTTTTTACAATAAGGAGAGAGAAGAACATAATAAATCCTTAAACAAAGGTAAAACCACAATTATAGACTCAAAAGGGCAAGTTCAAGCCCCAGAATTTTTAAAGACCCCTACATACAAGTAAGGGGTCTTATTTTTTTATATTTATAATAAAATAGATATGGCTACACCCCAAGAAATTCAAAGGCTACAAAAATTAATACAGGATTTAGAAAAAGCTTATGATAGGCTAGGGCAACGTAATCCCTTTGAAAATTTTGATATCAATGCTGTTAGAGACGTAAATAGTGAAATATCAAGATTAGAAAATGAACTTTTAGGAATTCAAAGTCGTTTAGATAGTATTGATCAAAGTTTTGAAGGTATAGCTGTATCTTTAAATGATATGCTTAGTAGAATAAAAAATTCTAATAATGCCTTAAATAATACTAATGCTGCTTTTAAGGGAATAGCCCAGATAGTAGATAAATTAAGTTATGATCAACAAGGAATAAGTGAATTAAATTCTAAGGATCTAAAATCTTTACAGGAAAAATTTAAACAAAGGGTAGCAGATTTAAAAGTTTCTAAAACTTTATTAGAACTTAAAAAGCAAGAATATAATCAAGAAAAACAGCGATTAGAAACTTTACAATCTATAGCACAAAATAGAGCAAATGACACCAGATTAAGCTTAGCTGAGAGAGACCAAGCTTTAAGGGATTATATAGAATATGAAGGTCAAATTGAAAAAGTTGAAGGTAAATTAGCTACTATTAATAGCGCTCATAGAGAAACTGATGAATTCCTAAGCCAACAGGATAGCCATCTTCAGACTATAAGTGATAGAATGGATTACAGGCTAAAACAGGAAGAAAATTTAGAAAAAGTTTTAGGTCTAAGTGGAGCAGCAATGCAAGGGATGGAAAAAACCCTTAATAAACTAGGGATGGGTCAATTATCTTCTATTTTAGGAATAGACAAAGCTCGACAGGAAATGGAAGATTTGGGTAAACAAATCATTGTAGATAAAGAACAAGAGAATAAATTAACAGACGAACTTAATGCTAAACGAGGAAACTTTACAGATGCTCAAATTAGAGCAGGATTTGGAGGAAGGGAACTTAAAAATCTTTTAGCCCAAAGAGATGCCTTAGCTCAAAACAACGCCCAATACGAAGGAATGGGAGGAAAAATGGCGGTATTGAAAAAGGGTATAAAAAGTATGGGTGAATCCCTAATTAAAAATCTTAAAGATCCTTTAGTTGTTGTTGGGTTTTTAGCAGACCAATTACTTGACGCTTTAATGAAAACTGACCAAACCACTGGGGAGTTAGCTAAAAGTATGGGTATAAGCTATGATGAAAGCTTGAAGATGGTTGACTCTATGAATAACATAGCTAACCTCTCAGGAGAAACTTATATAACTACTGAAAATTTAGTTAAGTCTCAAATAGCTTTAAGTAAAGCATTTGGAACTAATGCCCAATTAAGTGGAGAATTACTAAAAGATTATACTCAAATAACAGAACAAGCTGGTTATAGTGCCGAAGCTGCTACTGCTTTAGGTAAAATTACTCAAGCTACTGGGGGTGATTTATCAAAAAATACAGCTTCAATATTAGGAGCTGCTGTTGCTTTTAATGCAACTAATAAATTAGCATTAAATGAAAAAGAAATTGTAGAAGAAGTAGCTAAAACAGGAGCAGCTACTGTCTTAACTTTTGGTAAGAGTGCTAAAGCTTTAGCCAATAATGTTCTCGAAGCTAAAAAGTTTGGACTTAACTTAGAACAAGCCGCAAAAATATCAGAGGGATTACTTAACTTTCAATCCTCAATTGAATCTGAGTTAGAAGCAGAAGTTCTAACTGGCAAGCAGTTGAATTTTGAGCAAGCTAGATTTTTAGCTTTGCAAGGTGAAACCGGAAAAGCAGCAGCTGAGGTAGCTAAGCAAGTTGGTGGCTCCGTAGCGTTTGGTAAAATGAATGTTATTCAACAAGAAGCTTTAGCTAAATCTGTTGGGTTATCACGTGACGAATTAGCTCAATCTATTTTAGATAGAGAAGTTTTAGCTAAATTAAATTCTAAAGAAGCAACAGCTCAAGACGCTTATAATAAACTTAAAAAGGAAGGCCTATCTGATGATGCTATAGCGGCTAAGTTAGGCGATGAAAAATTAGCTTCTCAATTAAAATCCCAATCTATTCAGGAACGTTTTAATGCTTCTATAGCTAAAATGCAAGAAATATTTGTTAGTATAGCTGAACCTATATTAGCTATTGTTTCTCCTTTAATGGATTTAGCAACAACAATATTACCTTTAATTAATATAGTTCTTCAACCTATTTTATGGACTTTTAAACAAATAGGAGCAGCTGTTCAAGGATTTACTTCTTTAATAAGAGGTGATTTAAAAGATGGGATGGGGGGAGTTGTTCAAATCGCCCAATCTATAGCAACAATTTGGGCTGGTATAGTTTTGGGGGCTAAATTGCTTGGGAAGGAAACTTTAAAAAATATTACTTATCAAAATACTTTAGGTAAACTTTTAACAAAAGATTTTTGGAAAAGTATAGCAGGAGCTATAGCAAAAGCTTGGGGATCAATTGTAGGATTTTTAGGTCCTTTTGGTATCCCTATAGCTATAGCAGCTGGGGCTGGGTTAGTGGGATTAGCTTCCAAATTTTTCTCTAAAGGTGATGATGTGGTATCCCCAGGATACGGAAAACGTACTCTCATGGCTCCTGAAGGTGCTATTCAATTAAATGATAAAGACACAATTATAGCAGGAACTGATTTAGGTGGGGGAGGAGATAAAGGTGGAGAAAAAGCTACATCCTCAACTATTACTCCTTCAATAGATTTAAGTCCACTTTTAGCTAAAATGGACCAAATGAACAATACTTTAAATCAACTATTAACTAAAGAAGGTATAGTTACCTTAGATGGTAATAAAGTAGGAACAGCTTTGTCAATGGGATCTTACAAAATGCAATAATTAAATATTTATAAACATGGCATTACTCGATAAACTTACAACTCAAGGCTCTGTTTTATCAAATTTAAATGGAGCTGCTGGTCCTCAACCTAATTTTGCAGGATCTAAATTGCACTATGAGTATTCTATAAATGGAAATCCGTTTGTATTATTCAAACCTGCCCCCTCTATTTTAGATTTAAATGGATTAGTCCCCAAAAATAACTACAGAGATACAGCACCTGAAGGAAGAACTTTCTAAATGCCTTTAGTTGACCTAAAAACAAATCTCAAATCCTTAAAATACGGGTTTGACAGACCTAATATGGGTAGTAGTAGAGAACCCTTTATTACTTCACCCATACCGGACGAAAGACTCCTTAATACTCCCGATTTTATATTAAGGGATGGGGCATTAATGAGAGGAGCTGAGGATGCTTTGAGGTTAACTAAATTATTTACTTCGTTTAGAGGTATTAAATTCATAACTAATACAAATCTTTTAGCGGCCCAAAACCCCAAAATCCCTGGTGGATTTAAAAATTTATATGTTCCTACTAATACTATAGCACAAGCTGGAGTTAATGCTATTGGGGGTCATTTAAATCTTTTAGGAGAACGTCCTTATTTTACAGGAAACGATTATTATACAGAATATAAAAATAATTTTTCTCAACCTGAGGATAATAGATTGGTTATTTTAGCAAGGAAAAAAATAGGTTTTGAACCTGTAAATTCTTCTAAATTTTCTAAGGAAATTAGAGTTAATGATCTTAATGCTACTAAATATGGAGTTGCTATTTCCGATGATAGACTTATTTTAAATTATATGGGTGGTCCCGGAGCAGGGATTACAGGATTAAATACTATTGTTAAAAGGACAGAATTTACTATTGGCTCTAAAGGTTATAGTGGGGTATCTATTTCTGATTCCTCTATCACTAAACCCAGAACTGAAACTGCAAATAGTAAAACAAGCTTAGACTTAGCTAATTTGTTGGGAGCTTCTAATTATTACTATTCTCTTGAAGAGATAAATAATAAAGTAGTTCCTGATATAAAAATTGAAACTGATTTAGGTATAGGATTAGATGGTTCTCAAATTAAATTATTTGGTCCTCAAAGTAATAATAAAACTTTAAGTACTTTAGATGGTAGTTCCCAACTTATTAATGATTCTTTATCTACTTCTAAAAATGAATCTAATAATAGTAAAACTACCTTAAACCTTACTAATTTATTAGGAGCATCTAATGATTATTTTACTTACTCAGAAATTAGTGGTTTAAAAGTTCCGGATCCTGATCCTGAAATTTTAGGGGTTAATCCGGATAATGGGGCTCAATTAACTGATTTTGGCCCTCAAAGTAATAATAAAACTTTAAGTACTTTAGATAATAGTTCTCAACTTGTCTCTTCTTCATTAACTACTTCTAAAACTGCGGTTGGTCTTACTTCTCTTTCTCACTATACTAAATTATTAGGAGCTTCCAAAGTATATGACGAAGGGCAAGGACGACCCGATAAACCATTTTCTAGCCCCGGTGTAGATAAATCAGGTTTTAATGAAGAAGGACAGCAATTAAAAAATTATGGTCCATCTGATAAAAATAGATTAAATGATGGGCACGGGGATACTTATAGATATGAATGGACCCCTAACAAAAGAGAAAACCCAGATGCTTCAATTTATACTATAGGGAGACAAGGTAGAGTTGATATGTTCCCTGATCCCAATACAAATAAACAAACTTTTTATCCTAATTATAAGATTATAAATTCACCTACTATAGGGGAAGAGGATTTTAATACTATAAGAAATAATAAAGATTTATTTAATAGAAAAAATACTGAGGATCTTAACTTAAGTAAATTTGAGAATGGGAAGCCTAAAGTATTAACCCAATTTTTAAAGGGAGCTGACGGAAAAAATCCAACTGATAATGATGGAAATGACATAGCACTAAATAAAGGCCAGCTATTTCCTTTTATTTTAAACCTTATAAATGCCAATAACCCCAGCACTAACCAATATCTATATTGGCAAGCTTATGTAGATTCCTTTAGCGACTCAATTAGCACTACATATGACTCATACGATTACCCAGGATATGGTACATCTTTTTATAAATATAAATCGTTTGGGAGAAAAATATCTCTAGGTTTTACTATTGAAATTCCTAATCCTAAACAAATGGCTACTATTTATCTCAAATTACAAGAATTAATTAGACATTTAGCTCCTAACTATAGTCAAGGTGGATTTTTGCGCGGGAATTTCATTAAACTTACATTTGGAGACTATTTACGAGACGTTCCGGGTATATTAAATGGTATTAATTTAGAACCCGTATTTGACGCTGGATTTGATATAGGTAGAAATGCTAAATGGGCATCAAGAGGAGATACATCTGGGTATTGGTTGCCTAAAGTAATTAAAGTAACAGGATTTGACTTTACTATTTTGGCCGATAATAATAACAGAATTATAGATGGAACTTCAACATTTATATCAAATAATGAAAATCCATTAGAACTTCCAACAAGTTAAAATATGAATCGTTATCTCAACATAACCCCAATAGTTACATCTTCTTTAGGAAGGCAATATTATTATGGAGCTCGATATCCTGAGGTTGCCTATAGGGATAATGATTTTTATGTTATATCTCAAGAAGAGGATAGGTATGATTTATATGCTCGTGAATACT